TGCACCGCTGATTCGCGGATTTGCGCATCCTGGGTAACGGCACGGCTGCATTGCTGCAGTCGTGCCGTTTTGCATTCCATGGGCGTCGGTTTCTTCCTTTTGAAAGCTAAACCAACAGCAATTTCAGTACATTTTGTTTATTTGTTGTTTCATTTATTTATTTATAAATAATGGTTGTATCATCGTGACCCGTCGGGGGTCCACCAAAAACATCATAAAATATAAATTTATAAAACACCGGGATCTAGTGAAAACTCATTGAGATACCTGATTGCGAGTACTCGCCTTGAATGGCAATCCACAGTGCTAGTCTGTCTCTGCACGCCGACGCATTCATTTGCGCGGAGTTAATCCTGGACCGTACGACCGAAATATGGATCGATTTGAGTGGAAGCTACTGTTATTTGCATTCCCTGGGTAGGTAACGGCACTCAAGGGGACTCTTATTCTGGTATTGAGTATAAATTACCAGGCGCTAACATGCAGCGTGTGTAGATGAGACCTTTTGTCAACGAGTCTACACTGTATGTCCGGACCGTAATGAAGTAAATCGGTAGGTAAAGGCAGCCCCCACTCACCTTATGAACACACATATGATTTCACGCACCGAACACGATTCCACCAACGCTTTCATCATGACTTCAAAACGTAACCAACTCTATGCCCATTTTGGCCCATCATTCATCTGTGATCCCTTTGGGAAAGGGAAATATACGAGCGATCAAGTTGCAAGATTTGAGGAGACCATCCAATTGCGAGTTATTGGTGGTATCACGTGTGAGATTCAGGGTCCCGTTGAGGACCCTTTCGTGAAAGATTTTGAGGACGTACCGGTTAAACCATGGCGCTTTACTGGCAATGCCAAAACCAGTAAGCGCGTTAAACGTGCTGTCATATTGAAGGAAAAGAAACAAATACTTGATAGCCTTAAGTCCATTTGTGATTATGAACATCGCACTAAGGTAAGACCTTTCAAGGATCTTAAGAAAATTGAGACACAAGGTCCAGGCATTTTTGAATCGATGTGTTCTTTCTTCCTTTTGCCTAAAACTGTGTCTGAAACCTTGCAAAGTGCAACAGCCGCTATGAGTGGATTTGAGAAAACTACTGCTGAGGATATGATCCGGAATATGTTGAATGTGGCGAAAGAAAACATTGATGGTGAAGATGCCGTGAGGCGGTTGGCGAAAGTCTTTGGCGATACTATGAAAGAAACCTTGGCTCCTGGAGTCAAGGTTGATGTCACAGCAAAAGTCGCCTTGCCGTTGGAGTATCAAATTGCTGTTGCTATCGGAACATTTATTTGGTTTTATAAGAATGATGATACAATTTCTCGAGGGATATGTATTGGTTCATTCCTTTGGATTTGCAAGTTAATGTTCGATTCAGAGTTAATAAAGAAATTTGTCATAGACTTCTTATCCTGGTTCATGAGAGATAAGGTGGAAACACAAAGTTTGTTTTCGCTTCCTCAATCATGTCTTCGAGACATAGTCACTTCACTATTTGTCACATCTGGCATTGTCCATGATAAAACTGAATTTGATATGCCCTTGTTTTCGTCTGTTTATAATTCAATTAGTAAGCTTGACAAATTGGCTGGGGACTTTTGTTTCCAGACTGATAAGATGACATTCCGCAACTTACGTGTCTTCCTGGATAATGCAACAGCTTGGGTTTCCCGTGTTTTTGATAAAGATTGGTATACCAATTTTGCTGGAGATACATGGGCTGACATGGAATTTATTCGGGAAGAATTGAACAGCATTCATTCGGCTTTAGTCAATTCTAATGCTGCTCAATTGTTTACTCTTAGGAATCGTCTGGAGATTGTGAGCAATAAATTGAGAAATGTAAAGTTAGACAAGGCAGCCAAGACAAATGGAATATACGCTTCATTGTTAAGGTCTAGCGTGTCCTTGAAGGATATGCTAGCCCGTCGTGGAGCTTATAACTCTGGCGAGAGGCCAGAGCCTTTCTTTATTTTGTTTACAGGGCCTCCTGGTGTTGGTAAATCAGCCCTGACCATGCACACAATTCAAGGAGTCGCGTCAAAGGCTTTTGATTACGGCAAGAGTTTGGATGATGGTATGTGCCCAGCAATGGTATGGGCACCAAATCAATCGGAATCGTTTGATTCAGGTTATCATTCACAACCCATTGTATATATTGATGATTTTGGAGCAGATTCTGAAGCAAACAAGGTATTCATTCCAAAGATGATTAACTGGATCAACACAATGCCACATGTAACCAATCAAGCAGCGGTTGAAGATAAGGGAAACATTATGTTCACTCCGGAATTGGTTGTGGCAACTTCGAATATTACTGAATATGCAACGTTAAGTGCGACCTTGAAATGCCCTGAGGCGTTAATCCGTAGGTTACATTTCCCTATTTATGTTGAGTGCAAACCAGCATTCCGTAAAGAAGGTTGTTCCAGTGTTGATTATGATAAAGTCAACGATTTTATTAAAAAGAATCCCAATTTTACTTTGCAATCCTGTTTTTGGATTAAATTTATGCACCTTGATACACGTACTGGTCAAGTCCATGATTGTTGTGGATGCGACATGACCACTTACTGTGGTCGGGAAGGGTGTGTTCCAACTCTTGCCTCTATCATGAAGTTAATTATAAAATCCATTAAATATCGTCGAGACTTCAATGAGAAGCAATTGGGGATGCGTAAAAACGTGGCCCAAAGGTTGCACACAGAATCTCTTGATGATGTGTATGGGTGTCCGAGTTTACCAATTGAAGTTCAGGGGCCTAGTACACCAAAGGTCGAGAGTTTCCCTGGTGCCTTTGATTTGGAGAACCGTGAAGCCTTTTCAACATGTCATGAAGCCTTTGCAGAAGTGTGTTTACAGCATGGTAAAGGTAATATTGGTGAGATGGTGGAATTATATGAAGAATTGTTGTTCACCAAATGGCATTGTAAGTGTTGTTCACGTTCTTTGAGTTCATTTTTCCGTGTGATTTTGGAAGGGCCACAATGTATCTATGACTTTGACATTACAGTTAGTGATAATGGAATTGAGAAAAGGCCCTTGAACCTCACTTGTGAATTTGAAATCGTGCAATATCAGATTGCAGCAATCAGATTCTTGAATGAAGGAGGTGATTGGGCTAAGGATAGGCAAGGAAGGGTGTATCGATGGGTTAATGGTTTCTTACCATTACATAAGATACCCTCTGTGGTTGACCGGGTTCGTAATATGGTGAAAGAAATTGCACATAATGCAATGGATATGATATCTATCATGTACCATGCGGCAAAATGCATGCTGATTCATCTCTTATCTGGGCATCCAAAGGTGATGTCTATTCTATCTATAATTGTTCCAGTTGTTTTATTGGCATGGTTTAGGTATTCGCGTAAACCTGAATCAACTACAACCACTATCGTTGCTGAAACCCAGATGCTTGATGATAATGCAAGTTCTTTGGCAAAATCCTTAATCAATAGTAGTGTTTTGCGGTTTGAAAGTGCCAATGGTGTTGATCTTGGCATGGGATTAGCCATTGGGGGCGAGTTAGTTATTACTAATCACCATATTTATGAAGCCATGATAATTAAGAGCAAACTTGAGCCAGTTGACATATTAATTAAAAGGGCCGCAAGTCGGGATAATCCTTATGTCGTAAGGATGTCACATGAGACTTTGTTAAGTCCTCGAAATGTGTTTTATTTCAAGAATAAAGATCTAGTTTGTATCCGTATAGAAAAGTTTGCTTCGAGGAAAATAACACAACATTTCTCTAATATGCAATGGAATGGTGCGAACACGCGCACTGTTGGACTGAGTTACTGGGAAACTTCAGGTGACAACATCATGCATGTGTCACAAATTGGTGATGCGACTGGTTATGATGTTGTCCCTGCAAGTGGTGCAAGGTTTGATGCTAACAGCCCCACTTATGCACGCAATGGCGTGTATGAGTCGAAGGGTTGTGTGCGTTATAATTTTGGGACCCAAAAAGGAGCCTGTGGAGCGCCAATTATTTTGTATGACAAGAAACAAAAAGCAAAATTAGTCGGAGTTCATGCAGCTGGAATAGCTGGAGCGACTGTTGGTTTTGGTATCATCATTACGAAAGATATGATCGATGAGGTATTGGATCATTTTAAGCCAGATCTTATAGAAATCCATGGTAACGTATTTCTTGAGGAAAAAGTTGTAGAAGATGAAATGCCGTCAAAAATGGTAAAAGATTGTCAAGTTGTGGGGTTATGTAAGGCTGGTCCTCCCCCAATGTATAAATCAGAAATTGGCAAGTCACCATTCTATGGTAAAATAATGGGTGCTGAACCTACAAAGAAACCAGCCATTTTAACACCTAAAATTGTTGATGGAAAGTTGGTTGATCCCATTGAAAACGGCATGGTTGGATATGCGCGCGGGTGGGTTGAACCACCACGTGGTATTTTATCAGGTGTTACTAATGCTTTGTTGTCTCATTATCGTAATCTCCCTATGCGTCCTCGGATCATTAGGGAATTAACGAATGAAGAGGCTGTTGCTGGTACGCCAGAATTGCCAAATTTACATCCATTGAATAGGGGCACCTCCGCTGGATTTCCGGATAAGTTATATCTTGAAACCAATGATAAACGCAGTGCTTTTGGGATGGATGAATGGACCTTTGACACCCATGATGCGAAACTCATATTTGATCAAGTCGATATAATGTATGAGAAACTCAATCACGGGCCTATAGCGACAGTCTGTTCGGTTTTCCCAAAAGATGAATTGCGATCATTGGAAAAAGTGAAAAATTTAAAGACTCGGTTGATTATGTCAGCGCCGTTGACAACTTTAATCTTAGGCCGACGCATCTTCGGGTCGTTTATTGATTGGTCATTAGACCAGAAGAATCGTTTAAAAAATTTTTCCGCAGTTGGCATAAATATGGCGAATGAGCAAGAGTTGAGGGACTACATCCATATGATGGGTGGTACAGCACCTTCGGAGTATCGCGTACTGGCTGGTGATCAGTCAGGATATGATAAGAAGCTTGGTCCCTTTATGATGGACTTTCAATTTGAGATTTTTGAACAGGTGTTTAGTCTGTTCGGTAATTTGCCAGCTGACCAATTGAAGAGAGCAAAGAATATGTATTATTCATGTACACGTGTGTTTACACAGGTCAAGGATAATCTCATATTCTGGGGTAATTCAAACCCTTCAGGTTGGTATTTAACGACCTTCACTAACACATATACCAATGTCCTTGCAACATATATGGCCATTTCAATTGTGTTATTAGGCACAAAGGCTAATAAATTTGTGTGTGAGAAAATGGTATCTGAAATGATCAAGGATAAAGTCGTTGAGGTTTTGGCCTTTGGTGATGATATTGTCATTAAAATTAAGCGTGGCGTGTGGAAGGGTCATAATTTGGATCTGATCACAGACCAAACGCTTGCTGATGCATATTTAGTGTTTGGACATGTGTACACAGATGAAAGTAAGTCTACTGATTTCCAGGAGAGGGACCGCACTATTTTTGATGTTGGATTTTTGAAAAGAACAGTAAGATATCATCAATTTGAAGATGGAAAGAAAGTGCCAGTTGCATATTTGGATTTGGAAACAATTTTGCAAAATATACAGTGGATGAAGCGACAGGCAACTGAAGCTGAATCTCTGGAAATTTGGAATGCTAAATTTGACAAATTTATGGATGAGCTCTCTATCCACCCCGATGATGTTTGGAGTCACTGGTCTCCAATTCTTGAGGGGTTATACCAGCAAGTGTCAGTCGACATGCCTAAGAATCTTGTCCTTTTGCGACCGAGGGATGAGAGGGCCACACGTTGGTGTAGTGGCGACGTTTCCCCACCGTGGGTGCGTCAATGATCGTGTGAATCCGTATGTTCTTGCTCATACGGCTCACGGAGGCCTATTTAGGTTGGGTACTCCACAGGCAGCCCCGAAACAAACCCATTTATGTAAGATATGTATATGCAGTGTGAGCTGGCTCATATGCAGAAAAATTCGGCTTCCTAACTCAGATTTAACTACGACCTTGGACGCGCAGGTCTCAAAAGAAGTCGCGTCAGTTTCCTTTGACTCAACTGTTGAAGGAGTCACAGTAGAAAGGCATTTAGAAAAAGAATTTCCCAAGCCCATTATGGAGGCTATGGATCCTAATCATGTTAATACTGTCATAGATTATCTTAATAAACCCGTCATTGTGGATCAAGTCACTTGGGCTACGTCCGCAACTCGTGGTGCTATCCTAAATAATTCACCCAACAAAGGGTTCAATTCTTGGACTTATGTTAGTGGTGTTCAAATGTGGGTAGATAAATTGAAAGGTTTTCTTGGTCTTCGGTCCACTCTTTGTTTGAGGTTGGAGATCAATGGCACACCTTTCCATGCAGGTCGGTTGCGCCTTTGCTATTATCCAGCAGCTGATATATCTGATGGCAAACATAAAAATCATGAAGGAAATTTCATTTCGTTGTCTCAGTTGCCCGGTGTTGACATCGAAGCATCTGAGTCAGCAGTAACATTGCGTATTCCCTATACAAGTATTGCCCGGTTTATTGAATTGAATGCTCCAATTGTACGTGATTGGGGTCGGATTTATATTGTTGTGGCTTCACCATTGACTATTGGAGCTGACGGTCCTACTACTGTTGCTGCTCGTTTGTGGGCGTGGCAAGAGGATGTTCAGTTGTATGGTCAAACCATTGGAGTTGTCACTCAGGGTCCTGATACATTGAAGGCGCCGAAGAAGCCCGCTGGTCGGTTAGCTCCTTCAGATGCTGAATCTCGTCCCATCACCTCATTTCTGGCCTCAGCTTCAAATGCTGTTGGTGCCCTTTCGAGTATTCCGGCTGTTGCCCCGTACACAGGCCCCACGGCCTGGGCTTTGTCGTTAATGTCTAATGTGGCATCGGCGTTTGGATGGAGTAAACCAATGACCGAAGCATCAGTATCAAGGGTGTATCAAAATGCGTTTGCCACCTCTGCCAATTCAAATGGAATAGAAGTTGTACATAATTTGGCGCTGGACGCCGATTCAAAAGTTAGGGCGATCGATGATATGGCACCATCTGGTATGGATGAATCATCCTTCTCCTTCATTAAAAATCAATTTTCATATTTGACAAGTGTAAACTACACTGATACCGCTCCTGTGGGTGATGTGCAGTTTTTAAAAGTTGAATTGGCACCACGTTCACTCAGGCTCGACACCGGTGGCAGGACGTATCATACTCCTGTTTCATGGCTGGCATCGGGTTTTGAATATTATCGTGGTGGTTTTGATGTCAAAATTAAAATGGCAAAAACTACTTTCCATCGAGGGAAAATCCAGGTTTCGTTTGTTCCTGGTATTAATCCCGTCGGTGTTACATTGGAAGAATCAGCATTTGCATATAGGCATATTATTGATCTATCTGAGGGAAATGAATTTTGTTTTCGTATTCCATATATGCTTCCCCTTGATTATTTACCGACGTTTTTGGCAGCTTCTACCTTTTATATGCATTATGTGACTCCTTTGCGCTCTTCAGGAAATGTGTCAGGTGCTATTGCCATGGACATTTATGTACGTGGTGCACCTGATCTACAATACCAGTTCCCAATCGATCCTGAATTTGTGCCATTCCAGGTCCAAGGACCCATTGTGGTTCAAGGTCCTGATGACTTGGTCAACACAGGTGAAATTGACTGCGCACCTTTAGGAGGGGCAGTTGATCCCGCACTGGATGTATCATTTGCATTGGAATCAGCGTCAGAAATGCCAACATCAGTCCTTCAAATGTTGAAAAGGTTTGTTAAAATTGATTTTGATGTATCGAGTGATATTGATGCTGTTTTTGATTTTTACCCTTATAATTTGTCTGCCGTTTTTGAAGTTAATGCTACTAATACGGCAATAAAGACAAACTACCAATCATTTTGGCTGGCTCCATATGCTTTTCAGCGTGGATCAGTCAAGCATCTTGTTGCGAATTCATCATTGGCTTCACAGTATAATGATACACCGCGTATAGATGTGAGTTATAAACCAGGGTTTGGGCCTGTTCAAACAAATGCAAGTCAGCGAACAATGAGTCAATCAAATGAGGGATATGCCGCTCAGACATCTTGTCATAGGTCGTCAGGTGGTATTATTTTCTCTGTTCCATTTGCAAGTAATTGGCGGTGTTCACCAATTGGTTATCGCCGTCTTAAGACCGATGTATATTCATCCGATTACCCAATTGGACGGGTGCTGGTCACCAATCCAGGGGCTAGAGGGTATATGGCTCGTGCTTATGGTGACGATTTTCAACCCTTGTTTTTTGTTGGGGTACCCGTTATGGTTACCCAAGCCACGTAGTGACTTTCATCGTGTTATTTGATTTTATTTGAATTTAATCAGTTTTCACATATAGATGAGAGTTTTTAAGCTACGCGTCAATAGAAAAAGCGACGTTAAACCTCTTATTCAGCGTAAAGTTGTGTAAGAGGGCTTTTCTCTCCCAAA